GTATAAGTGACTTCGAGGTAAGCCGTATAAACATACAGATCATCCGATTTTCCCATCGCCGGGGTCGTGATATTCAGTCGCCAGGGGAACAGGCTTCCCGCCGCGATGCTCAGACCGGAATAAACTTTCGAGTACCAAGAAGCCGTCGTCGTGACGTTCACACTCCCGGTGGCTTGAGTCGATCCGTTGTAGTGGGCCCCGAGGAGGACACCATTCAATGGGTTTGATGTTCCAGAAAGCATGTAAGCCCAAACCGTGACACCCGTAACCGTCCCGCTGATTGACGGCTCGGTGCAGCCAAAGCTCGCCAATTCGTTATCGTCATTCGGTCCCGCGGTACACCAATCCCCCGTCCCGCCGGTTGATGGTTGGCGAACTGCATCATCGATCCGGCTCGCGTTCGTACCCGAGGCATCTCCCCAGGTGTAGGTCACGTCACTGTTGGGATCGCCGTAGGCGGTGCTCATGCGAGAGTCACCTTCCACGTTCGGGAAGCGATGATCTGGTTTTCCCCCTCACCAATCACCTCATCCACGATATCCACTGAGAACAGGTTGGGATCGATCAGGGGAAGCGAGGTGATGATCGCTGGTAGTGCATTGATGAATTTATTCGCTACCTGATCCTCTCCCCTGGATCGGGTGAAATAAACCAATGGAGCCCCATTCTGCAGAACATCCCGTATTGCCCGAGCCACCAGCAAGGTAAAATCCTGGCGAGTATCCACCACCCCACAAGCTGCGACCAACCTCAGTGATCCAGCCACAAATCTCGGTGGACCCTTTCGGATAAAGCACACCTGGACCCACCGGTTGAGATCTGTACCCGATCCAGTGAACAGGAGCATCGGGCCATCGGATCGCAGGCGAAGCACCTCACCAGCCTGGACCCGACACCTCGGTTCTTCGGTGATCCACGTGGCAAGCACCTCAGCCGCCCGGGCATGCTCCTGGGCGGTATAGGTTTCTTTCGGCTGAAGAACCGATCGCGTGAAAGTCACCGATCACCTCAATAATTCTGTGCGAGCACCTGACCATAATAAGACCCCGAGGCTCGCCGCAGGAACATGAAAGCATCCTTTTTCGCAGCGGTGGTGGTAAGGGTGGGAGCCGATCCCGCTTGCCAAGTGATCCCACTCCACCAAGTGACCGTCCTCGATCCGGTTCCATCCTGGACCAATTCGATTGTAAAAACGGCTGGCGTCCAATCTTTCGAGAGTGCGAGAGTCCGGTTTCCACCAAGCGTGACCGTCCAGCGTGGGGATTCGTTGATGCCGAAAGTGATCGTTGCTCCATCGGTGCCCGTTTTCCAGCTTTGGCAAGCACGGAACCCCCCGGAAATGACCCAGCCAGGAATCGAAGCATTGTAGATCAACTCGGCATAATGCTTAGTCGTCAACTCACACCATTGCTCGTTCGGGCAGTAGATATTCCCAGCACCCGTGAGCCAAACGGTTCGGCTTGCATTTTCCGCCGTGAGGTAAACTACCGAGCCATTAACGGCGGTGGAGAGGGTGATCGTATCCAACTCATCGGAAGCGGCATCACCTTGTGTATCCACGGTGTGGATCGAGTCAGTGATCGTGATCGCTCCCGATGCGATTGTCTTCTCACTGATCGCCCCGTTATTCCCCACGTGCTTGTTAAGCGGCACCCAGATCGCCGCCCCGTTGGTATCGTCGACCAGGATATACAGAACATCCGTGGTCGAGTTGAGCCACAGGGAGCCCGGCAGGAAAACCCCATTCGATCCATCATTATCATCGGTGACGGCGGGGGCTGAGGTGGAAACGTGGGGCACAGAGGCGGGGTGTGGTCCCACCCAGACATCTTTCGTCCCAGCCGAGAAGTTGACCGCCGCATTCGAGTTGGATGATCGGAGCACGGTGGTCCGGGCCAGTGTATCCGGGGTGGCATCGGTCACGGTGCCGATCCCAAATTCCCACTCGCTCCCATTCCGCAACCGGATGAAATAGGGGCAAAGGTTCCCCGTGCCGATCCCTGCCACAAAGGTTTGAAACCCCGTGACCGCCCCATCCAGGGAGAGGGTTCCGGTCCCCGTGGTTGTGCTGGTTTCCCGGATTGCGGGGGCGGTGCGAATCGTCGTATGGGGTGGGGCCATCGGCTAACGTCTCCCTTGGCGGCATAGAGCCTCGAAATGCCCCCTGGATGAGCCGATCCTGATCTCAGTGACCGTTTCGATCACCCAACTCACCCCCGCCTCATCGGTGATTGTAGAGCCCTTCAGGGGGATCACGTTATCCATCAGGGGGACGGGGAGTTTCCACAGGATTTCATTCCCCTTCAGTTGCACCCCATTGAAGAACTGAGAATTCCGCCTGGGGCTTCCCCGTTGGGCTACCGCGACGGGGATTGTGGTCACCCCGTATTCCTCGGTCGGTCGATTCACCACCACCGTCACCGGCTCGGGATTATCCCAGAATTGATATTCGTCGGAATAATCGAGCACTATTCCACCTCATGGATGACCTCGAACGGACCACCCCCACCATCCTCGGCACTCAACTCAGCAGCGGCGATCCTCTCATCCAGTTTCGCCAGGGCATCCAGGCGGGATTGAAAATAGGCGGTGTGGCCGATCCCGCTCCCGGAATGATCCGGCTTTCCCCCCGCCTTGGTGGAATCAAGTTCGGCCAATTCAGCCGCAATCGCATTCCGGGCGGTCCTGAGGTTTTCCAGGTAGGTCGCCATCGATCCCCCCGAGGTGGTTGGTGGATCAGGTCAGGGAAAGGATCAGATCGAAGGGGCAGCGGTTTGCGGGCGTGGCCGGGGATCATTTCCCCGGTAGCTCACCCTGAAGGTGGTGCGGGTATCATCCACCCCGTGGCAGATTCGAGCCTGCCGGATCGCTTCCCCCTCATCTTCGGCGATCAGGTGGAGCGGTGCCAACCCATCGGATTCCACGGTGAAATCGTGGAGTGGCTTCGCATCCGGCCCGGCATTATCTGGGACGGTGAGGGTGCGGGATTTCGAGGCTTCCCGGAATGAATTGGCCCGGCGTTGGGCTTCCTCGATCCGCTCGGGATCTTGGGTCACCTTCGCCCGCTTTTGTGATTTCGTTTTCGCCATGGGTTTCCCCCTTGTGTTGGATGGGTGTGATCTG